CCTCAAATCATTTGTTGTAGATGTTGTTGTTCTCGTTCTATAAAAGAAACCTGCACCACCAAACGCAGGATCTGTTACAACATATGATTCAAACCAATCATAACCTTGTGATTGACCCAAATAGTTTGGATCGTTAGGTGATGTAACAAACTGATTGAAAGTTCCTCCTGTGTTATTAACCATGAAGAACATCGTGTAATCAGTATATGAACCATAGTCACCAAGTTTGTTTGTGAGTACGTTTCCACCATTCGCTTGTGCAGTTCCTGAAAAACCTAACGCATTACTGAATCCACTATAAACATAAAGGGGTTCACCATTACTTACACCTGAAAAGAATAATGACGGATTGGAAAGGTTTGTTGCTTTGTCAATCTGTGGATTACCAAATCCATTTGTGGAAATAATAAGTGATGATTGATTTGTAAAATCAACCTGCCATGTTAAACCTGATGTTATTAAACTCATTACTTTTGTTGTTTCATTATTCTTTCTTTCTCCTTATTGAGATCCATAAGGTAACTAAGATGATTAAGACAAGATATAAGGGGAAGAGAAGTAACCCTATCAATTTCTGTGACACGGTATTCTGATAGAACAGAGATCGATTGATACCATCCCCAATGTTTCCCAAAACTATTCTGAGTCTCATTATCTGAAACATCAACTTGCTCTTCGAATAGAGACTTGAAACTTCTTGTAATCCCCTTCCTAAATTCCACAAAAAAAAAAGTGCGCCCTCAACATAACGGATCGGGAGATCACGGAATTGATCAATACGTTTTGTGAAATCAGAATCAGAATATTCAGTACCTTCTTCAATATAAAGATAAGACGCAAGTTCATTTAAGTTATTCAATCTATAACTGTCATCCTTCTGTAAGAAGGTATCAATATCAACGAACTGACCAAAGGATATTTTCTTGAAGTCTGTTAGGACATATTTAATTCCCTTGTGTTCAATGTTACGATAGAGTTCTCTAACCTCACGATTGATATACTTGTTGATTTGGTGACCAATCTGATTGATTGTCTTTGCGTCGGTCTTCTTTACTTCATCCTCAGGAATGTCTGTAACATGAGAAATCATTTTAACATACATCTCATTGTCATCAATAAGATCTTTGAATTTCATTAACTCGGTCCAACTCTGTATTGTTGGTTCCTTGATCTCATATTTCTTTCCCTTGTGGACTATGTGACTTGTCATACTCATAAATATCTTTTATTTTATTGTCTCATTTTTAATATACGAATACACCACTATTTCTCATCATCTTCATCTGTAACACATATCTTATCGCATCGATTAAGTGGTTGTTGCGATCCTCAGGTTCATCAAGGTTATTACCGTTCTTGTCTGACTTCCATACATAAGAGTTTAATTCATTGATAAGGTTTTGTGAACCACTATGAACAAAGAAATTGGATCTCTTGATCTGATCTATTCCTGACAGGATCGTATCCTTCTTAACTGCTTTTGCGTTGATACCATTACGGGACATTTCTGTTATCGCTTGTGGATTGGCGCTATCACAAATAAAATCATCTGTTAAATTGATCCCCAAGTCTTTGATCTTGTAAATAAAGTCGGGGATGGTAACATTCCTCATGTATAATAGTTCCTCACAATAAATCGAGTCATTGTCTTTGTATACTCTTACAAGGGTGGAAGGATCGTTAAAACCGAAGTCAACTCCATAACCCAGTAATTTACAGGACTGTGGTAGTTGAGAATATGTTTGTTGATGAGAGAAAACAACACGTGTTGGAACACCTTTCTGACCTTCCCCGAATACTCTCCATAGGTTTGGATCTCTGGTTTTAAGTTTCTCGATTTCATCTACTAATGATTGTGATAAGAATGGGTTGTCCTGATACGTTACGATCGTATAGAAGACATCATCTTGACCTTCGAGGTCATAGATCCATGAATTCCATAATGAGGGGTTTAAATCGATTACAATACGATCTGAGGTTCTTAGTACAAGTTGGATGTATTCATCGTATGTAACTTCCGTTGCCTCGTTTAGAAATAGATAATCTCTCTTTCTTCCACGTAGTTTTGTTTCATCATCTACACTAAACCATTCGATGATGTTGGTCCCGAGTTGGTAATAACCATCAACGGAATGCCAATCATCGGGGTTATAGACATTGAACTTAATTAAGATTTCTTTTAGATCCCTGAGGACCGATCCTTTCAACGCAGGTAATGTTTTTCTTACAACAGATAATACTTTGTTCTCTTCTTGAAGTAGGGTATAAACAAAATAGATTAAGATGTTGTATGTCTTACTCGCACGGGATGATCCCTGAAATACATTAACCCTTTTGTTCTGTGATATTAAATCCTGAAATACTTTGGTCGTCTGTATCTTTGTTTGCATCTTTTTGTTTTTTGGATTCTTCGAACTTCTCCCACGCCTTCTTTTGAAGTTTCTCCCACATACCTTTTAACATTTGGTTTCTACTTTCCACTCTTTTACGGTGTGCCTTTTCCCCACCACGTTTCTTACTTTTTCCCATCTTTATTTGTTGTTATGATTTCAATTTGTATTGAGGGTTTGTTTAGTGATTCTTCGTTGGTTGTGATATCGATTTGTTCTTTAACTTTTCCGTATCCACGATCCATTAGGAGTTGTGCAGATTTTACATCTCCTGTCTTCGCCTTCTTCTTCAAAGCGTCGATTATTAATTCAACCTCAGTTATTCCTTGATCGTTTTCTTTCCCTAAAACATTACCAAGTATTTCATCAAGTTTTGGTAGTTTTTTTGGTGCACCTTTACGGTTAATTCTTGGATCACCTTTTACAAAAGGTTTACCGTCTTTGTGTATATCTTTTCTTCCCATGATATTCTGTATTTAATCAGTTTTCGTTTTAAGATATTCCTGATACATAAGATACTTCTGTCTTAGATCTTGTGATCTATTTCTCATTGAATTGAGACAGATTGTATTACAATAATCAGGGGTTACTTGTTGATAGATTCTGTATATGAAATCATACACAAATTGTTTTTGATGTTCATCTCTTGTGTTGATGTTCAGGTATGAATCTAATTTATCCAACTCTTCCAATGTATAGTTTGGTTCTATTGGTGATGGTGGTATTGGAACTGGTGTTATTTCGTTCTTTGGTTGTGTATTTTGTTTTTGTTTACATCCGCATCCCATTTCTTCTTTTATTTAATTCTTTTCTAACTTTATTTATGTCCCTTGAAACTGTGTTTATTGGGATCGTTGTTTGTTGTGATAACTTTGTGATCGAACATCCTACTTGTAAATATAATTCAAACAATCGTCCGTAGTACCATTGGTCCTTTTTGATATCTTGTAGTTGTTTGTTAACCCATTCAAGATTGATTTCTGTTTCATCATATTGTTGATCAGGTATTTCAAACTCTTTGAATTCTGAGAACTTATATTTGTGGTAGGTGTTGTAGTATTTTGATGTTGTAGAATAATAGTTGTTCTTTACAATCTTAGTAAAGAAATAAAGTTTCTGATCATCAGGAACATCATCTATTTTTTTGTTGGTAATAAATTGTTCTACACAGATTTGTAATAGATCATCAATATCATTTGACTTGGTAACCTTGTGACAGATCTTTTTTAGTTCTTCGTAATTTTTAGTTATCCAAGTATTCAAATTAGTTTGATTCAGTAATTTATTATTTCGTTGGTGTTATCGGACCTTTGAATAATACACGGTTATGGAATTGACCATAAGGATCCCAATAGTTATTCACTCTCTGTAAATATCCCTGTTTTGATAAAAAGAGAACATGGTCCCTAACTGAGAATGGGGAAACTTGTTTTGATAATAGATTATAGATCTCAACATTTGTTAATGTGGAATAATCTTCGTTACTGAATTTGATGTCATTGACAATCATTTCATAGATCTCTTCGATCACTGGATTTGTAATTTTACTCATGTTATTTGTTTTCTATAAGTATAGTGTAGGATGGTGTAGTGTAAAGATTAAATAAAAAAACCCCACCATTTCTGATGAGGTTCTCCTTCACTATAACAACCAACTAATTTCCACCGTGTTGAAAACATTTTGAATTCATACTCAGGGTGAAGTTTCTACAACGAACACCTGATTGAGTATTACTGATACATTGAACTGAGGTTGTTCTCTTTTGACTGTTTGTGACAGTTGTTCCTGTTGGAGTTACAAGATCAGACTTAGAACAAGATACCATTGTGATTGAGGCGATCACGACCATAAGTAATTTTTTCATGTTGTTATATTTTTTTACGAAGTTACTAAATTATTTGATTCCACCAATTCTAATTCAGGTTTGTAAGAGTTTTCGTCTGAAACCACATACTCATCATTGACCCTAACAGAGTCAATTTGGTACCACGTACCTCTGTTTAGATTACACGTAGGACGAATTCTGACCTTGATTTCTTGATCCTTGAAAGTGTATACAAGTGATTTTAATTCTTTGTCCCAAAAACTATTTTTTAATCTACCATAAACTGATGATGGTAAGAAATTTTTTTTCACAGTCTTCATAAGTTTGTCTGCAAGTTCATCATAAGATAAATCCCATGTGTTATGAACTTTGAAAGATGCTCTGATTGTAAAGTCGTTATATTTTTCCATAGTTGTTATTTTTTTAAAAATTTAGAATTAGATTTTTCCATTGATAACATTGATTCATACATCTCAACAATTTGTTCTTTGGTGAACAATAACATTAGATCTTCTGATGTCTTTCTTGTGTCAGATTGTGCGTTAACTCCAACATACATAATGTTCTCATCCATAGTTTCAGAATAAGTGAATTGTGTTGTGTGGATGTCGTTGATACCGTAGAATTTAGTTTTCATGGTGTGATTGTTTTTACAAAGGTAATGAATTATTCTGAATCATCAGAAAATATTTTTTGTTTTCCTTTCTCGATCAAATCATCCATCTCATTACTCCAATGACCGTAATCATAATCTACGACATAGAAGTTATCGATCACCACAGAAATGTCGTGTTTGTTTTGTTCAACGAATAAATCTAATACTCTCATAAAATCCTCATCATCTTCATACTTGTATTCAAGAATTTCAGTTACACTTTGTTTGGTGTGAATTGTACCTGTCACAAAGTCAGGGTGTTGTTGGATTTCTTTCCAAAGATCATTGATGTTTTTCATAGTGTGATTGTTTTTACAAAGGTAAGGAAATTATTCTGATATTATGAAATCTTTATTCAATGAATTTTTAACTAAATGTTCAAATTCTTGGGTAATGGAATCAGTGTCAAATAATATTTCACCTTCTTCATCTTCACCCCAATAGATCGGTTGAATGATATATCCACCAACTTGTACGGGACCAAATTCATAAGTTTTACTTCTGTGTAATTCTAATTTGGTTAATAACTTTTCGAGTTGTAATACTTCTGTGTTTGTCATAGTGTGTTTGTTAAGGACACAAAACTACATCAAGTTTTTCATTCTACCAAGTTTTCTTTGAAGTTTTTTTTGTAAACGAATAAGGATATCAGATTTCTCATACTCTTCATCCTTTTCTGTCTGAGAGATGAGAGTATCCATTGAATCTAAATAAAGGTAAATTAAGGTGGGATCTATTAAGAAATGTTTTTTATACATTGTAACAATAATATTTGTTATTTCATTCTTGTCCTTTTCTGGTAAAGAAAAATAACTTTCAATTGTTATATTATATTTCTCATCTAATAATTTTGTTATATCCAATCTAGTTCTAGTAAGTAATTTATAAATATATCTTGGTGAGAGCGTTTCCCCCCCTCCCCCCATTCGTGAAAATGAAGATAGAGAGGGAGGAATATCTTGGACCAAGTTGACAGGTTTACCCCCATTATCCGTCAGTGCATGGATTGATCTGATTATAAATATATTCAAATTAAAAAAAAGTTTCAAGTGGATTTTTATTTTTTTTTCAGTATTTATTAAAAACGATTTAGAGACGATTTAAGACACTTAAAATTATTAGATGAGAACACGTAAGGAAAATGAAATATACAGGACTGATGAGGATGGGAACCGTCTCTGTAAGAAATGTAAGTATACTAAACCACATACTAATTTTTATAAATGTCCCAAACGTGAAGGTGGTTTAATGTATGTCTGTAAAAGTTGTTTTCGTTCAACAGACCGATCAACCATCAAGGTGAACCCAAAACCCAAGATTGACCATAAAACGTATTTAAAGTCTCTTCCTGAGGTTCAAATGGCGAGGATGACACAATGTTCCAAAGAAGATTATTTGTTCATGTATGAGTTCCTGAGACGTGTTGGTTACGATCCTAATGGTAACATTGGATTACAGTTCTCAGAAAGACATGGAACGGTATACCAAGAAAGGAAAAGATTGGATCAAAATTTGTATCTACCTGATGGAAATAAAAATCCCCTCCATAGATCATGGAAGGGACTTTGACATATAACAACCAAGAGTTTAAGTTAGTAGACCGTTGAGAACACCTAACACCACACCTGCGATCAATATCTTAACCCACAGTGGTGTGTTCTTCTTTGACTCCTCTTTCTCCAATACGGATACTTGATCACCAGAAACCAACATACACTTCGGTAGGATCTCAATGATCTTTGAGATGTGTTCACTTGCGTTTTGTACTTCAACCCATTGGTCAAACGCACCCAACTTTCTTCTCACCTCAATATTGATCTCAGTTCTATTATCATTCACAGAGGATAAGTTTACATCGATGTAAACACCCAAAGATAAGAACTCAGACACATCATAAACATAACCGTTGAACATATCGTTCTTTTGGTGTAGTTTGAATTTCTTTACAACTTTTGGAAGGTTTTCGAAACCTTGTTTCACTTGTGATAATGGATACTCCACAGTCACTTTCTTTGAAGGGTTTGGTATTACTCCGATCATAGTATTTGTTGTTCAGATTTTGTCCTGTCCCCGAGTTGATTGTTATTAATATTTTACAAAGATAAGGAAATTAATTATACCATTCATCAAGTTCATCTAATTTATTTTCTTCGATGATCTTTTCAACTTCATCTGTCCAACCATTTATTTCATGATAGGCTTCATCATCTTGAACACCATCATATTCTACATTAACATATTCAACGAGATCTGATCTGTAACTTAGAATATCTTCCAACCAAAGATCTTTCAAATCAGATAGTTGTTCCCTTTTTTCTTTGATTGCCTGTTTGAATTTTTCAAGGTCTTTGATTTCATAATTGTAAGTCACTTCAACGAGTGCAAGACCACTGATAGAGATAATGTTTTTTTCCATAGTTGTTATTTTTTAATTGTTAAACGAAGGTACGTTATTTTTTTCAATTGATGAAATAAATTTTTTAATTTTTTTATTGATACTCTCTTTTGATTCCCCATTCATGTGTAGAAAGGTACACAACGCAGAGATGGCATTCTTCCAACTTTTGATTGGGATTTCAGTTATTACATCTTCGCCTTTGTTTGGTAACCAATACTGTGCCCTTAAACCCGTGTTGTCAGGGTTATAGAATAATAAATTTAATTCTGATCCTTTGATTTGGATTCCGTCTAAAACGTAAAGATTTGTCATAGTGTTTTAATTTTTACGAAGGTAAGGGATTATTTCGAACCACCAAAAGTTTTTTTATATTGTGAAAATAATTCATTTTTGAACCACATTTGAACATAGTTGTTTTTGTAATTCGATAAATTTTGGTCTACTCTGAATCCGAATTTTCTGAAAAACTTCGTTTGTAAAGTAATGGTAGATTCTTTACGATTAGAACCCCCACCAACTGCACCAACACATTCCAACATTATCGGAGTTGTTTCTAAATCAATACCACCTTTAATCATCAAGGCCATAAACAAATCCATCAATCTTGTACCTTGACCCTTACCTAACTGACCCTTAACCATAATACGAGTCAATTCCAAACCATTTTTATAAGAGGCAACACAGAAATGTCCGAATGATGTTTCGATTCTCATACGATTATGTTCTCTCATAAGATCTTTGTTGGGAGAAATCTCGACAACAGAACTTATAAATTCTTCTTGGATATCGATATAGTCTTTATATTCAGGACATTCAGATAAAAAATTGTAACAACCTTGACGAAACAATTTATATGGTTCATTGTCGGTATGAAATTCAAATTTCACTACGTTATAAACAATTTTGTTACCGAGATTATCCGTAGCCTTCATCACACCCAAACATTTTTTTGGGTTACTGAGATAATCTTGATAAGCCTTTTCATAGGTTGGTCTGTCTTTTTTTGATTTTTCTAATAGTTCTTGGAAGTTCATAGTTGTTATTTTTTAATTGTTAAGAGTGCAAAGATACGGGGACTTTTTTAATTAAAAAAATAAATTTTTATGTTTATTTTTATTGACTATACCTTCCTACACCACTATATTTGTAATAATAAATCAATAAAATATGGCACAAAACTACGTTTACACGGTTAAATTTACCGACAATCAAATGAGATTAATGATGGAGATCCTTATGTATTTGAAAAACACTCGTATTCAGAATCAACCTTTAACAGATCAACACATTATCGAAGATCAAATATTTGAAAAACTTAAAAAGAAATGGGAGGACTAAACTATGGAAAACAACAAAACAGATTATCGTAATCAACCATTAGGGTTCGATCGTACACAGTTGTATAAAGAATACAACAACCCACAGATCACAAGATCAGCAGGTCTTAGAATGGCAATGGATATGATGATCGCACATGAGTGTCAGTGGTCCATGTCACAACTCATATTGGTCTCCGATCGTATCATTCAATACTATGAATTAAACGATAAGACTTGGGTAACAAAAATGGATGAGTATTTCAAATTAAAAAAAGATGAACAACTTGAAAAAATTTTAAACAATGGGACAAAGTAAAAAATTATTGGAAGAACTAACATTCAATGTTTTCAATCTATTTCCTGATGAACCTGAAACATCATTTGAGGAAGATGAAGAAAGTTTTCGTCAATGGGTAGATGAACAATGGGAGTTACAATTAATGGAACAAGAAAACTAATATGAAAAAATTAAAAGTATTATCACTGTTTTCAGGATACGGAACTCAGGAACTTGGGTTGAAGTATCTTGGAGTTGACTATGAGATGGTTGGTCATTCGGATATATGTCCGAAGGTAAATAAAGTATATGACTCATTACATAAAACAAGTAATGGTAATCTCGGTGATATTACCAAGATAACTCGTTTACCTGAGTGTGATCTGTTAACCTACTCATTCCCATGTCAGGATATTAGTATATCAGGAAAACAAAGGGGAGTGGTTCCTGGAACAAGATCAGGACTACTCTTAGAAGTTGAAAGGTTATTACAAGAAACTCAACCCACTTATTTGTTTATGGAGAATGTTAAAAACCTTCTATCCAAAAAACATTTCCCTGTATTGAAATCTCACATCTCACTTCTTAATGGATTGGGATACGGTTGTTCTTATAAGTTATTAAACGGATCGAAGTATGGTTGTCCTCAGAACAGGGAACGTGTCTTTATGATGTCCGTTAAAGGTAAGACAAATGAAGAGGTTGAATCATTAATGAATTTGGTCCATCAAGATGTTGTACCAAAGGTCCCAATGAGAAACTTTTTGGAAAACAATGTTGATCCTAAATTGTATATCAATAGTCCTTACACACCACACACACCAAAGATAAACTCTGTATGTAGGTTGGTAGGTATTAGAAATGATGTTAAGTATGAACAATCTCAAAGGATCTATTCAATCGATCATTGTTCACCAACATTAACCAAATGTGGATCACCTCAATTACTTATGGATGATGGACGTTTCAGAAATATAACATCAAGAGAGGCGTTCAGATTCATGGGTGTTAGAGATGAAGATATAGATGTAATTTTAACCAACGGATTAACAACAAGAATGTATTGGAACATTGCGGGTAGATCAATCTGTGTTCCTGTCGTTATGAGTATATTCAGTAAATTTTTTGTATGAAACCAAATGTTAAAAAAGTAATTCATGATTGTATATCTAATATTCCTGATAACGAAATCGCATTATGTTTATCAAGTGGTATAGATAGTAATTCACTTTTATTTGAATTATTGGAACAAGATAAAAAAGTAACTGCGTTTACTTTTACAATGGAGGGTGTTGTTAGTAGAGATTTTATACATGCAAAAAAAAATTGTGAAATCTTTGGTATAGAATTGGTTCACATAGAATTACCAACTGATATGGAAAAAATTAAAAAAGACATTTATACTCTTGCACGTCTTGGTGCCAGAAGTAAAACTGATTTTGAATGTTTTTTTCCATTCTTATATTTGTATAATCACCCCAAATTAACTCAGAAATATATTGTGAGTGGATTGGGTGCAGATGGTCATTTTTGTATTTCTAAAAAAGGAATGATACATTTCAAGGATACTCGTATAGATGAATTCCGTGAATTATTATTTTCAAAACCCAATTACGCACAAAAGAATTTACATGACGATTATTGTAAAAAAATTGGAAAAATACATATAACACCATTCTTAACACAAGAAATGATTAATGAGTTCAAGGGTACAACATGGGAACAAATAAATAAACCAAAAGAAAAACAACCGATTTTAGATTCTTATGTTGATTGGTTTAATAAGATAAAAGTTTTTTCCCATACCAATTTTCAAAAAGGTGATAGTCAAATATCAACTACTTTTTTAGAATTGACAAAAACAGATATAAATAAGAAACAACATAAAACACAAGTTGGTATCTTTAACGATATTATTCGTGAAGTAACTAATGAAAAAATTTAACAATGGAAAAACTATTTGACTTTAACAAGATTAATGATTTTGATGATCACATCAATAAGAGTATTCCCAATTACGATTTGTTAATTGAGATGATCAAAAGTATGAGTGAGTATTTTTACACACCCAATGGATCCATTTATGATCTTGGTTGTTCGACTGGTAAATTATTGAAGTCATTGAATTTTAATTGTAAAAAATACGGATACGATAACTCAACATTATTACCTGATGATTCACAATCAATCAACTTTGAAACTCATGATCTAAATCAGAAGTTCCCGATCAGTAATGCGTGTTTGGTGTATAGTATCTTTACAATGCAGTTTCTTGATCCAATGAAGAGGAAACAATACCTGTCACAGATATACGAAGGAATGATTCCTGGTGGGTGTTTATTCATAACTGAGAAGATCTATCAAGAACACGGAATATCACAAGAGATATTTTCATTCAGTCATTACGATTTCAAATTGAAACAATTCTCAGGTAATGAGATTTTGAAGAAGGAAAAAGACCTGAGATATAATATGAAACCATTACATGATACAGAATTATTACATATATTAAAATCAACAGGATTCAAAGTTGTAACCCCATTTTTCCAAATGTTTAATTTTAAAGGATTTATTTGTATAAGATAATAAAAACCCTTATCTTTGTCCCATAAATCAAATGACTATGAGATACGACTTATCACCAAAAATTGACTACTCTAAAATGACTGAGGAAGAGTTTTTTGAGTTTCTTGATTCTGAGTCAAAAAAAATTAAAGAAAAAAATTTTATCGCCCCTCTATCAGACTATCATAGAAAGTATGCAGTAGTGGGAACTGAAAACCAAAAAAAATCACCGAATAAAAAATAATATGGAAAATAATTACAACGATCTTAACAAGTTCAAAGCAACTAAAAAAAATGTAAGAAAAAAAATTGAAGGGAATGTTTTAATCCCAATTTATTATTACATCGATGATGATGGTACGGTCCATATTGATACACGTTCAATGGAGATAGAATTCCAAAGAACCGTATATGGTATTGAAAGTGTATTGGAAGATTTACAACAATAAAAAACCCACAGTAAAAACTGTGGGCTCGGATAACTTGGGGATAGGGAACAATTAAATGGGAGTAAAAAATAAATCAAACCTATCCCTGTATAAATATACGTAAGTATCTCGGTAGTTAAATATTATTTACCTTCCAGTTCCCTCAATTTTCTTTCAGACCATGTCAATGCGGGTTCTCCGCCCCAACTATCATACATTAATTTTCCACATCCATCTTCATAAGATTTTGATGAGGTAAGATCTGATTTGTGTCTTGATAAATAAGAATACATCCTTTTGATCGTATCAACAGAAATGGGTTCACCACCTGCAAGTTGAGAGGCTCTTGTTTTTCCTACCTGAGTTCCACAAGATCCCCAACCATTCTTTTCTGCGTAATCCACTGCCTTCTTTGCGGCGTTCTTAACACCTTCGGGATAATCAGAAATTGATTCCACGAAATCATCTTCTGTCATTTTGATTGGAACACAGTTTGGATCACCATTGTCTTTTAAACCAATGGCTTCGTACCCTGGCCAACAGGCATCCTCCAATCCCTTATCTTCATTATAACTTATATCGTAGAATTCATCTGTCTCCATTGTTACAACCTGAGGATTTGTTCCACCTTGTGGTTCAACAACAACAGACGCAGAACAACGTTTACGCGCCTCTTCTTCTGTTAACGAAGAATCATCGATCATTCTTTTTTTAATACAATCACCAATGTTTGTGTCTTCGAACATAACTGGTTCAACCAGTAATTCACCATCTTCTTGTTTCTTCATACACATGGCGTATGACTTCTTGTAGTCCATACCCCTTGCACGATTGTCTGCCATACACATTTCCATTGGAAGTTCATCTGTTGAGAACTCTTCCAACTTGGACCAATAACGATAATACGCATTGAATGCGTTGAGACATGATCCAAGACGTTCCTTCATGTTAGGGAACTGTTCTTTCATCTTTGAATTTGAACTACAACGAGACAAATACTTACCTCTGTTTTCACTCTTATTCGGCTTTAAAACGAAACCATCTTCTTTAATTTTACTCATACTATTTTTTTTTAACAACCACCCCATATACATCTGTAAGTTGGATCAGAATAATAACCGATACCTGCTCTTGAAAATCCTGATGCGATATCATATCCTTCCCATCTTCCATTTGTTAATTCAACGCCTGAGAAATAATTCTTGCCCAAATGCGGAAATAATCCTTCGGTTGAATTAAAATTGAAACATCTTGGATAGTTTCCTGAATTGAAAATAATTTCTTGAATCATTCTTTGTTCAAAGAATTGTGAACGTTGTTCCGCCTTCTCTGTGAACCATTGCATTTCTTTTAATGTAACGGTTTGTTCAGATCCATTTACTAGGCCATTATTTTTAATTCTGCCCCATACACTTGGCAAACATTCTGCGTATGCAGTCCACAGCAATAACGGTTGCACGAAGTATTCCAAAAAGTTTTGGTTGATTGTTGTAAGATTTGAATTCGTTACTTGATCCAATAACTCAACGTAGTAAGGGCGGCCTATAATATATTCGAGTTTGGTCTGCTGCACGACTGAAATAAAAGGCAGAAGCACGGAACTCGAAACGTTTTGATCGATGTCCGTGAAGTTCTTAATCTTAACCTCGCTTATCAAAAGCACATTCTGCGGCACTAATGCTTGACTCATGTTATTCTGTTATGTTTTCTTTTTTATCAACACCAACGATTTCATTCTCATTTACGTTAACCGTTTCAACTGGTTTTTCATCAGGGATTGTTACCATTTGGAATTGTTTTATTTCTATCTCACATGGTTTACGATCACGTAGTGTAAGTAAACGCTCGAACACACCTTTGATCTCATTTTGCGCAGGAGCGATTACTAAGTGCTGAAAATGATCTTGTGCTTCTAAATGATTTGGCGTCCCGAGAGATCCCGCAGTCTGAATGCCCAAGAGTTCAGGCGAACTAATTTGGTGTGATGTTAAGATGGCTTGTTGTACTTGTTGATTCATCTCGATCCACATTTTATCTGAACCATTTGGTGAAATGGTTGTGATCTCAGGAGCCTCGTCTTTTGAATTGGCAAACGTCAGCATCAATTTTCCAGGGTTGTTGCTCGATGAATACTTTGCAGTGAGGGTCTGATAGATCTGTTCACGTTCTTCGGGTGCAGGAATTCCTGAATTCAGAGAAACGAAAAGCGATGGGTTAAGGCCGTTAATAATATTTGAGTGCCAGAAATTTAACACCTCGATTTCCGTTGCAATCGCAGTTGCTCCACCCCACCAATTCGGGTAACCATAATAGTCTGCGGATGGTGAGTGTGATCTATAATAAAATACTTGTGATGGATCTTCTCCATTAGGATCGAAGGCTTGAATTTTTCTTGGTGTGAATTGTGGTTTACGATAAAACGCCCAATCATTTGAATAATAATAATTCTCAATCCTGTCATTTAACGTTGCTCTCTCTGCACGTAATTTGGAAGGATCCATATAATAAATTTCATACCCAAGATCACGATCACGTCTGTGGACTATGTTAACACTAAACGCATTATAGAGAATGAAATCCAAAGTACATTTCATCCATATATCATAGATTGATTCTCCCATTGAGTTTGCCATTAATAAACGATTATTATCTCCGTCTTTTAATGACATTTCTTCCCCGCGTATTCCAAACCACTTACTCATAATACATGCACGGTTTGTTGGTGACGTATTATAAAGTCTTATGATTTCTTGTGGTGCAAGGTTGGCGACACCATAATAGACCCAAGGCGTTCTTGTGTTGATTGCGTCGTTCTCTTCAATGATCGGAACCCTCGCAACCGCAAAGTTGAACACTCTTAGTAAATCTTCTGGTAATTTTTGTTCGTCCATACTTATAAATATATTTTTTTATCTCTTTAATCAAACACCACAGATATAAACATCTGATGGTAATTCAATTATTTGACTCAGTTGTTGTGGTGTTAAACATTCTGATAATTGATCAGTATCAATTTTAATAACAGATCCCCAAAATATAGTTGATCCACTCTGAGAGTCCAATGTACAATATGCGATTGGTGTTTCTTGCCATGTAGTTGTTTCACCTTCTGGAAATCCCAAACAATCATTTATTTGATTGATTAGATCATAACCTTTTGATGTTTCATCTTCATTAAATTTTATTAATCCTTTCATATTAGTATTTTAAACCCCACTTATTTTTTAAATATGTATTCAAATCACTTTGTTCCGTTGGTGTAAGTTCCCTTGTAAATATAAATACCTCACCAAGTTGACCTGCGAAGTCAGTTCCTGCTCCATCATAATTTAAAAGATTTATCACACCACTATCAGTTGTATTTTGTATTGATCCATTATTAGATGTTATATTTTGTGTTGTTGCACTTGTGTTTACAATACAATAAGAAATTGCAGACGCTCCTGTTGTTGAAATAAACCACTGCATGGTTTGTCCTGAACTTGGGAATGTCACACCTGAATATTGTGCAGTTCTATTATTAGCACCATCTACATAAGTTCCTTGTATCGAATGTCTAAAATTATAAGGTGCTGTTGCAGATCTATTAAGTCCAAAATATTGTGATGAAGATACTGATCCATACTTATAAATAGGTGTCATCGATGCAGTCTGTGCTGTTCCAAGACCACCAACTACTACAAAAACATTTAAGGTAGGTGAATTAAAATTAGTATTACTCTTTAATATATCGGTACTGAATGTAACCGCAGAAACAGATGTTGTAAACGAAGTTCCTGATCCCCATAATGGTTGATCTGCCGCGGTTGATTGTGTAAACGCAGTTAATGAGACATCAGTTCCTTTATTAACAATTTTCTCAACATTTAATGTTCCTGATCTGAATGTAATTGTAGGTGATAATGTAGATGGATTAAATGGTGGAGTTGGACTTGGTGTATTAGTTATGGTTGGTGTATTAGTTGTGGTTGGTGTTTGAGTATTAGTAGGTGTTTGTGTTTGTGTTGGAGTCATTGTTTGACTGGCTGTAATGGATGGTGTTGGTGTCTGTGTATTAGTTGGTGTCTGTGTCATTGTAACACTTGGTGTTGGAGTCATTGTCTGACTTGCAGTGATACTCGGAGTTGGAGTCTGAGTTTGACTTGCAGTGATACTCGGAGTTGGTGTTTGTGTCGGGGTTCCTGTTTGTGTCTGTGTATTCGTATTTGTAGGGGTCTGTGTGACCGTTGGAGTCTGAGTTGGTGTTTCTGTCTGACTTGGAGTAATGGACGGAGTAGGCGTGTTTGTAGGGGTATTGGTTGGTGTTGAACTATAAGTCAACGTTGGAGTATTTGTAGGTGTTGTTGTTTGAGTTTGTGTTTGTGTTGGAGTCTGAGTTGTTGTAGGTGTTTGAGTTGATGTTACGGTTGGAGTTGGAGATGGTGGATTTAATTCATCTGGCGCAAAAATATAGTTTGAGTTGATTTCATTATTAGAAACATACTCAACATAATAATCATTTGTTGTGTTTGCAGATTGTACAATAAGAAGTGCTTGACCTGATTCAATAATACCAAGACTTAACGCAGGATCGAGATTTCCACTACCTTGTGTTTGTTGATAAATGCCATAGTTATAAAGTCCTTCATACGGGAACGCGATCTGACCCACACCTTGTCCTTCAACAAAATCAAATTCATCATATCTCGTCTTGTGAGTTGAAATATCTGTTGGAATGAAACGAACTTGTTGTTTAGAAAAAATATGTGTGAAAGAAAATAACCATTCAGGATTCGATATCGTTGCGTTCTGTGATACAGTAACAACCATTGAATTCCTCTGACCCGTTTTAAGTAATATCATATTCTATAAATAATAACAAGAGGAGAAATAAATTCCCCCCTTGTTAAAGTTTTTTTTATTAAGGTAAGATAGTCATACCTGTTACCACACTTGCAAGATCACCATCCAATTGATTCATCGGATTTTGTTCCAACGCTTGGAAAGTGATGTTGTAACCCGCCTGATCTCCAAGAGCCTTTCCGCTCACAGAAGTTCCTGCAGATACAAATGAGCCATACACCTCACCAAGTAAGAAACTATTTCCATTATTATCGATGAACACAATTCCTAATTTAGGAGACTGTGCCAAAGTTTTAAGAATGTTTCTTTTTGTTTGGTCTAATTTTGCAAAATATGTAACTAATTCTTGTGTATAGAAAACTGTGCCATTCTCTAATGAAGCATTTACAGTTTCTGTAAATTGTGAAGACGTGCGGATAAGTTCGAAAACATACCAACTACCACTACCGCTAATTGAAGTGATTAAATCACTACCATCTTTGGTAACATTTGTAATGTTTGTGAAGTCAGTTATGTATGCCGTACCTACACCACCCACGTTATCGCGACAAGAAAGTGCTATACCTGCTGTTAAATTACATGCCATGTTATATTTTATTTATTAAATAACGTTTATTGTTTTAAAAAAAGTGGTGAGTATTTCATCACCACTTTTAATTATGAAAGACCGTTTGTTACAAAGAACTGAGGGAACGCAATTTGTGCTCCGATCTTGTACGCCGCCATAATACGCACTTCTTGAAAATCTTGGCTAAACCAAGCCCTGAAGCTGTCTTCATCGCTAGTTAAGTCCGTTCCGATTAAGAAATACTGCGCAGGTCCTGCAGCAATTAAATTTGATCCGTTTAATCCAGGAACACCTACAACGCGATAGTTTGTTTGCGGATGATACATAGAATAAACAGAACCTAATTTATTTTCAGAAGAATCGATCCAGAAATTGTTTGCGTTTCTTACTGCTTGCAAGTAACATTTGAATTGTTGTTGCGACATAAAGATTACGATATCATCTCTGTCATAAACGTTTGCGTTTAATAACTGAATGATGTTATCGATTTGACCTAATACGTTGTTTGCCTTGTCTTGAACAGAAGAACCTGTTACAGAACATAATGCAGTTGCACCTGTTACTTGAACAACACCCGCAGTGTTCTTTAATAACTCAACAAATCCACTGAATGTAGATCCTTGATATTGAGGGTAAGTACTACCTGTTGTTGAACCTGTTGAAGATTGCCAAATACGATATTCGTTGTCTCTTTTAATTTGCTTTGTTTGCAAATCAATGATTGCCTGCTCGAATGGTGCGTTTTCATTATACGATCCCGCGTTCAAATATTGACCAAGCCATAAAGTATTTAATTGTTGCAGACAAAGCGAGGTATTAATTTTCAGACTTTGTACTGTTACAGGAGCAACAGTGAATGTAGTTGTACCTGAGTTCTCCCAACCACAAGTTGTTCCTGTTTGAACTACTAATGATTCAGAAAGTAAGTTCACGTTTTGTGTGCCCTTGATGCCCGGAATTACATTACAAAATTCCATAGTCACCGGTGAAAGCACCGCTTCACTTATGATATCACTGTTAAGTTGATCTACGTATGTAGATAAACCCGCAAGATCATAAGAAAAATTCATCTTAGAAAGATTTTTGTTTTTCATCTTATTGATTATTTTTTTTTTAATTATTATGAGAAAGTTTTTCTCTCATTCTTTTGAATCCTTCAACCTTGAAATTACTTGGGGTTGAGAATTCACTTTTGTTTATTTGATTTTTAGTTACTCTCGAACCTGCTGGTTCAGAAGAGAATTTTTTGAATTTTGTTTCAAGGGATTCATATTTCCCATTTAAATTATCGATCTTTGTTTCGATACGTTTCATTGCTTGTGAAAACGCCTCAACGAATCCTGACATATCTTCGTCACTTGATTCTTCAACGTTTTCTCTTTCTACAATCATACCATCTTTAACAATTACTCGAATTTTTACTTCGTTACCGTCAGAGTCTTTTAACATGATCTGATGTTCGCCATCGGGTGCAGGTAGTTTTTTATCACCATCCATTACCTCGATAGATTCACCTACGTCAAATGTTGGAGATTCAAGGACAACACCATCACTTGTCTTTGCCTCGGTGAATACGGATTCATATCCCTCACCACGTGCATCAGATTGTGCTTTTGTTTGTATACCTTTAATTTCTCCACCTACGATTGACATAACCATACCATCAGTTGTTTCGTATGATCCATCCGCAATTGCCGATAGTTGACCGTCATATCCAAGTTTTTTAACCATAGTTCCAGTCTCAGGTGATTCACCACCGATTCTAATAACCATTCCGTTTTTTAACTTAATATCACCATCTTCCATTGGAACATCAGATTCTGCCATGTTTTCTGATTTGATCATTTCGTCAGATTTTTTATCTTCGATCTTTTCGTCTTGGGTTTTTTCCATTTTACCACCCATTTTGATCTTTGATACTTTACCATCTTCGTCAACCTCAATTTCAGAACCATCTTCCATCTTGTGTGTTCCGGCAGGTGCAGGTATCATACCTTCCTCCGTCGCTACGTATAACATCTTTCCAACTTCTAAACTATCACCTTCCATTTTTACAGTAATACCTTGTTCGGTTTTACCATCATAGAATTTCTGTTCAGTAAAGTTGAGGATAGACATTATTTTTTGAATAGCCTGTTTACTTGTCATCTTTAATAGATTTTAAGATTTTTCTTATTGTGTTTATTTTTTTATCTTCTTCGGTAAACATTGATCTTTCACCAAATAGACCTTCAACTGAGAAACCAGTTAAGGATTTTTCTTTAATCATTTTCCAGATCTTATCATCCAATACCTTCATGGCCACGTACCATGTTCCCGAAGGCAAATTAAATCCGTAAAAACTTGATTTATCTTTGATAGGATCTTCACTAACCCAAGATTCTGTTACGAATACTTTGTTAGATCCTAATTTAATGCCGTCATGTTCGACTGAGGTTTCATCAGTGCGTTTCTCTCTTAGGAATTTATTCGCCATTTTCTTGATCGAATCCTTACTGAAAAAAACGTAGAAAGGATTTCCCAATTCATCATAACGAATAATCATTTTGTTTGGAACCATCGCCGCACCTACCACAATTCTTTTCTCATCATCAAAACCAAAAACCATTTTGAGTTTTGGATCTTGTTGTTGTTCTATAAATGTTGCGTTTGGTCCTTGTCTTGGCTTAACTTTTTCTCTTTGATTCTGTGGGACTGTATTTGGTTGTTGAGATGAATTTAAACCATCTTCACCTTCCCATACACTATTTTCAACACTTGCGTCGTTGATGATCTTTCCTGTTTTCTTGTAGAGTAATCTTACCCATACGTGTCTGCAATTGAAAGATCCACGCCAACGAAATATATTGTAGAAACCGAACTCAGGATTTGCGACACCATCTGTAAGATCATCAATATCTTCAAAACGATATACACGATCCTTGGCCATCATCTCTGCACAGAACTTACGATTATCTTTGTCTCTTGGACCGACATACTTGAAACGAACTCTAAATTCACCCTCATCCAATTCAGATTCTTCATTTGGTTTGGAGAACCTTTGTTGTTCCATCTTGTGGATCATAGAAGGGGTTATTTTTTCGACTTTAATGATCTCGTAACCCTCATCTATCAATTGAGAATATGGTTCCCCTAATGTGTCTAATTTTGGGTTATGTGAACAGAAGTCATCTGACATGATTCTATACTCTGATTCATTATCAAGTTTTTCAACCTCTTCGAATTGTTGTTGTTTGTTAAACGCCAACCATGTCTCTTCATGTGCAGGTCTACTTACCAATGAAATCGCCTCGATACCTGATTCATCGTATTCGTCATTAATGAAAAGTTCTACAATCTTTGTCGTACTCATTATCTGTAAATATTAATATATGTATTTTTTACCATTTCTAAATTAAAGAACGGGATTTAATTACTCTATCGAATTGTTGTTGAGTTGAAATATCCGTTGATGTTACATAAGTTCTGATCGGTTGTTGTGAAATTGATTCACCAATCTGTTTAACCAATAACTCTGAATTATCGTTTGTTCTTCTTTCTTGTTTCGTTGCGAGTCCACCCATTGCAAATGTTGGTTGTAAACCAAAATCATTTATCGCACTGAGTAATGGTTGGAATACTCTTGTTGATCTTGCGTTGATAACGAACTCACCATCACTAAGTAACGCAGGGATTGAATCTGATGTCTCAGTTCCTTGTCCTCGAACAATTCCTCCTTGTGCCCTTCTCACTGCAACTGCTTGGATCGGTGCAGTAGGTGTTGATCCTACCTGTGGACCTGCGGGTGTTGATTGAACTCCACCACCACTTCCACCCTGTGCACCAGGAACTTGAACTGATACGATTTTCTTAACCGTTGCAATACCACTCGCAACTGCTGCACCTGCCGCAATTGCACCCAACGCAGGACCAATTACAGGAATTCCCGCCAAGGATTTATATGCCGCAACCGCAGACTGATACGTATCGATCGTTGCCTTTGCAATCGCAAACGCCTTACCTGCAACGGTATCCTGTCCTACGATCTGTGATAATTGACCGAGTGCGTCTCCAACAAGTTTTGTTTTTTCTAACGCAGATCTTTCTTCTAATCTATCAAGTTCTCTTTTTGCCTTGGAGTTTCCCGCAGATCTCTTATTAAATTCATCCTCAGTGATTGCGTTACTTTTTCTTAACTGATCTAACTGTTGAAACTGTGTATTAAGTGCAGTTCTTTGTTCGTCATAAAAATCTTGATCGAATCTTGAAAAGTCACCATACTTGTTTTCAATTCTCTGAGTCTCCGCTTGGAATTGATTATCGATGATGGATAATATCTGATCCGCGTAGGTCTTTCTTAACTGAACTCTCTCTTGTTCAGAATAGTTTGTACTATTTGTAAGTTCTGTTTGTAAAGCCTGATATGCCGCAAGGGTTTGATCAAAATCACCCTTTGCATCGTCAAGATCTCTCTGTAATTTTTCTTGTTTCTTCTTCTTCTGTTCATCTTCATCAGTCTTGATCGCGTCTTTGAGTTGTTTTGCATATTTGTCACGTATGACTTGTTTCTGTGCCTCACTCAATTCAAGATTGGAAAGTTCCTCTTGCATTCTTGCGTCGAGAAGGAATTTCAACTCTTCTCTTGAAGTATCTGCCTTATCAGTTTCGAGTTGTATTAAGGCGTCGAGTTCTGCCTCTCTTTGTTTTTTTCTTTTCTCCGAATCTGTCTTTAACGCATCTTCAAGTTTCGTTGCGTATTCTTGTCTGATGACTTCTTTCTGAGCCTCGGTAAGTTCTGCGTTACTTAACTCTAAGTTCATTCTCTGATCTAAGAGTGCCTTCAAGTTTTCCCTTGAAGTATTCTCTTTGTCAGTTTCGAGTTTGATCTTTGCGTCGAGATCTGCTTTTAATTTCTCTAATTGTTTCTGTCTAAGTTCCTCGGCTTTCTTTGCGGCATCTTCATTATTCTTCTGTCTCTGTGCCTGATTGTCTTTCTCAATTTTGGTTTGTTCCTTTGTACCGGCAGTGAATCTTTTGTATGCCTGATCACCAGCCTTGACTGCGTTACCGATCGATCCCGCAACTTGTGAAACACCTTCTGTGATTGAATCCCAATCAAACGTGAATATTCCTTTAAGTGTTTTTCCAACACCCACTCCTACATCTTTGATGAGGGTAAATAAACCAAATAAAACTGAATAGAATACACCAATACCTTTTGTTAATGGAGGTAAAACGAAATCCACCATTTCCATAAACGCATCCAATACCGGTTCAAATGCACGGAAGATCCCACCCAATATTCTTTGTAAACCAATGAATAATGGTTGTAGTTTTTTCATTGCGGTATCAGACTGACTGAACGCCGCAACTAATCCTCCAATTAAAGATACAAGAAGACCGATACCTGTTGCCTTGAAAGCAGTATCGAGTGAAGTAAATGCAACCTTTGCAGAGTTCAATCCCTTACCTAACATTCC